TTATAAATGCGTAATATATTATTTGTGTAAAATATGCGAATGGATTATTACTTTTATCTGGATTAAAATTATCCATATACTGTAAACAGTTTTCAATACCATCTGAAATCATCTCATCTCTGTATGTGTAATTAATAAAATTTGGTCTATATGATAAATGAGTAGCAATTTTCAAAAAACATTCACCGATATAATTAGTTACGGGTGGTTGTCGTTTTCCTAAAGATTCATTAACATTACATTTATCTTTCCATTCAATCATAGCTTGTAGAAATTGTTTGTTATCCACATAATGAACACTTTTTTTCTTTGCCATTTTTATCTCCAATCATATAACTAATAATAAAGAATTATTTAAAAAATGTCAATACCCATTCAATTCAAAAAGGGTATTGACATTCGCCAAAAAAACTGGGTACATTAAGTATGTGCCTGGTTCAATGAATAAGTTTAGAATCTGTTTTAGCTTCTAATAACAATTCATCATATTCATCCTTTTCTGGAGATAACATCTCTTCATTACTTTCATTATCATCATGTTCTATTTTTCTTATGAAATGTTCATAATATCTTGACAATCCAACAGAAGCATCTACGATTATAATACAATGACTCTTATTTACACTAATATATTTTTGTTCAGAAATATGTTGTAGCCAGGGACGCAAATTTAAAACCTCATTAACTTCACCATTTGCGCTCATTCTTGGCATCACATCCATTTTCAAAGGATTAATAATTTCATAACTATCTGGACTTTCACTGCTCATCTCGCAAATAATCATTTCTTTGTTGCTGAGTTTTAAAATTTTGTAATTTTCTAGGTTCATTTTAGTTTTACCCGATCTATTTTGTAGCTAAACTTTTGTTCCTTATAGATATTTAGTCTTTGTTGGAAATGTCTTAGGGTAAAATTAGGTCGATTGTTCCCCAAGGTAAAGTCATCGGCAATGTCGAAGAGTTTAAGATTTTTGCTCTTGTCTCCAATTCGCAAACCACGGCCAAGAGATTGAAGCACTCTGATTTTGCTTTTCGAGGGACTTGCGAACACGATATTATTAATATTCCTAATATTGATACCTGTGCTAAACGTACCATAGCTTGCAACAATAATTGCATCTGTTTCATTTTCTACAATTTCTCTGATTTGTTCTCTTGTATCTGTATCGACACCGCCGTAGACAAAAAAGGTTTTCCTCTCTTCTGTATATTTATCTTTTATTAATTTATATAATGGTTCACCATGTTTTTCTACGAACTGGAAAAGGATGAGAGTATTCCCATTAACATAATCCATAAGCCCACATAGAAAATTATTCCTTTTAGTCTTAGTGACGATGTACTCCAATTCTTCATGGTAATCAAATTCCTTTGTTATTTGTGCATCTTCATTAGAGTATTCTAAAACTATGCAATTAATTTTTAAGTTTGATAATGTTTTATTATCAATCAATTCTTTTGTTGTTACAACATATTTTGCCTTACCAAATAAACCCTCTAACACAAGTCTGTGTGTTTGTGTTCCATCTAAAGTTCCTGTCAAACCAAAACGATATTTGCAAGTATCAAGTTTTGTCATAATACCTGTCAGAGATTTTGCTTTGAACAAATGAGCTTCATCTCCAAACACCGCACCAAACTGACGAAAATATGGTCTTGGCATTCTATGTATTGATTGCCAAGTTGATATGACTACATCCTTCTCAACCTTTTTATTGTGGCCTTGATATATTTTTTGACAGTATGTTCCAGAACTCCATCCATAATCTTCAAAGTCTTTATACATCTGTTCGACAAGCGAAGTTGTTGGAACCAGTATTAAAGTTTTTAGTTCCATCATCTGGTAATATCGAACTAGACAATATATTATTAACGACTTGCCGGAAGCAGTAGGAGAAATAAGAAGAGAACGATTTGTGGCAATAGCATGGGTGATGGCATCAATCTGATAATCTCGTACTTTAATTCTTCGTCCATTGAGTGTCGGTCTAAGCCCTCGTACAAATCCTTGGACCACACTTCTGGCAACCTCTCTTTTATTTCTGAGTCCGTCATCCAATTCATAATCTTCACCATTATTTTGTAAGTACTCTTCTATATAGGGAAATAATCCCATATAAATTTCACCTGTAACAACATTATAAAGACGAATTTTGCCATCCCACATTTTATTTCTGTATGCAGGCATGTACTTAAATCCTGGCACCTCAAACGTGAAGAAATCATTTACTTGGGCTGCAAGTGATGGTTCAATATCTATTATTTTTAAGTAAACTTCATTCTTTTTAGATATCAGCATTTTGGAAAGTTCCAGCTTCCCCGTATTTTCCTCTTGCAAGAATGTTCCAAGAAATACTAACTCTATCTACAGGAGTCGGCGGAACCCAATGCTGTAACCAAGAAGGAAAAATATATCCAGTGCAAGGGAGACAATTAAATTGCACCATACTTGAATTATATTTGTTTGGTTTATTTCTTGGAGATAAAACATTTGCTTGAACTCTGGGGTCAAAAAATTGTATTGGTGACGCTGGAGATTCAGAATCAAGATAAAATACTCCAGATAAAAAATTGTTAGAATGTGTATGTGGTGGATGTGATTGGTTGGGCTTTAAATGATTTGACCACATACCTGTAATTTCTATATCATCAAATTTATATCCTAAATCATTTAAACATCTTTTATTTTGTTCATAAATTATGTCAGTTAATTTTTTAAATGTAGATAACATATATAAACCATCTTTAGATTGATTCACAATATCTTCATTTTCATTAGCAATAATATAAGCATTCATTTGTGACACATCAAGTCGGCTAAGAGCATCAAACCCACAATTAAACTCATAAACTATTGTTGGAAATATTTCGTGTTTTCTTACATTAACCATGTTATAATACTCCACCTTTCACCTTTGGTAACTTCTTTTACCTCATGAGGAAACATAAAATTTGAAGGAAAAACTATTGCTGAACCTTTTGATGTTTTATACTCTTTATCTGTAACAATAAATTCACCACCTTCATAATCATCATTTAAAAACAATAATACCGAGCATTGAGGATAACCATATTGCTGATGATGAGAGTGGTGTATGTTGTCAACGTGTGAGGACATAAAGCCACCGACGCCATACCTATTAATACGAAAATTGGTATGATGTATGCAGCTAAATCTTTCATGCTCTTTTGCATAAATATCAACAATTTTTAAAACTATTTCTCTTATTAATGGATATGGTTTGTTTATATCTTGAACCCAAGTTTCATCCATTTTGACTCGTTCTTCACTATTAGAACTTACGCCGCTATTATTTTCATATTTAGAAGGAGTCCAATCCCAAGGATAATTAAATATCTCCTTGCATTGTTTATCATTCATAATATTTTCATAATATCCAATCCACTTATCTAACATCAAAACCCTCCAGCCAAGAACTTTTTCCAATCTTGGGCATTACGAATATCCCATCCTCTATTATCTATTGATTTTATTACACCGTCAATAAACTCAACCATAGCCTCATAGTATACTATCTTTTTTTCATTCTCAATAACATCTTCATCAGAATTTATGTACATCTGAAGATCATTTTTCAAAACCTTTAAGTCAAACGGTTTGGCAGCATACACCTTTGCATCTGCCTTGCCGCCATAGTATTCCCACTTCTCTCTATACAGACGTTTGTGTTCAGCCTTGCACTGAAACATGAGAAGTTTATATTTGGACTTATAGTCTAACCATTTTGGTTTGATGATTTGATTTTTATAGGATTGTTGGTGTAAGTCTTCATCATCTAATATAATAAGGTCTTCTTTGGCTTGCGCCTGTAATTCACTTAACTTATCCATTTAATCTCCATTATGATGCATCAGTATTTAATGTAGTAAATTCATATATCTGATATGAAAATGTTGCAGTTGCAATTATGTTTGAAACATCTGTTGCATCATTAGTAAACTGTATTGGACCTAATGCTACAGGATATGCATTGTGAAAATCAATCTGTATTATAGGATTATTTTTATTTGATAGCACCATAAGATATACATCAGAAAATAATGCGTTAGCTGGACTTGGAGCTCCAATTCTATCGGTTGAAGGATTTACCTTTGAGCCAGGAGTATTGGATGTGTTTGACTTAAAATCACTAAACTGTTGCCTATTTTTAGGAAAACCAATTGCAGTTAACCATTCATGCAAAGATTGATAATTTTCTAAAAATTCATCAACAATAAAACTTATTTCTAAATTTTCATACGTTAATTTATCACCCATAATTGGGATATCTTTGAATGGTGTGGGAAAAAGAGCTTCGCCCATATTGATGCCAGGGATGTTTACCGAAGTCGTAAAGAATTGCACTTTTGGTAATTGGTGAATACCAAAACGAAATTGAGTAGGACTCAAGTAATCTAATTTATCTGGTTGTCTATCTAAAGCAGTTGCCATATTATTATTTATAACAAAAAAAAGAGGGGGCCGAAACCCCCTCTAGTTTTGTCGTTAAGTTTCTTCTTATTATTACATAAGGTTTGTAACTTTAGTCCGACGATAGTAAGCATTCGCATTCGCTGTGAGCGAGATGGTCGCCGCAGTATCAGCAGCTTCTGCACCAGCAACCGCAAATGGGTTAGCCGCCATGCCGTAACGAGTCTTGAACCCGATTTTTGGCTGGAAGCTGTTCTCGCCAACTGCACGAACCATCTGCAACGGAACGTATGGGCAATAGAACAAGCCGGCATCATAAGGTGAAGTACCCTTATAACCAACAACGTAGTACTGCGTAGCAGCAACATTAGCTGAATATGGGTCAACATAAACCTTATAACGACCATTCATAACACCAGCAAACGTGGTTTGCGTGTCATCGACGTTAAGGTTATTATTAAGAGCAGGCGTGTAGTCAAGGACACCAGCCATCTGAAGAGCAGACGCAACGTCAGCAGAACAGACAATCATGTTACCTTTACCACGGCGAGTTCTCTGACCGATAGCATTCGCATCTCTTTCGATAGCGAACATCAGGCCTTTGAACTTCTCAACCGACCAACGGCCGTTAGAATCTGTATCCAAATCAAAGATACCGGCAGTCGTTGTGTTAATCTGAGCACCAGCTTCAGCAGTCTTGTAGATAGAACGAACAACCTCACGGTTGATTTCTGCAAGAATTTCTGTTGAAAGAATGTTGGCAAGCTCTGTCTCAGCATCCAAACCGTGGATTGCTTTGAGGTCTTGCGCCAATTCCATCGAATACTCAGCTTTCAACGCACGGGAAACTGCCGTAACCGTTGACTTGTCGATGGCAAATGACATCTCAGCAAAAGCATTCGTGGAACTATCGCCAAGAGCTTCAGCCTGAGCAGTTGTCATACCAGTTGCGAATGTATAAGTTCCAGCAGTAGGACTGTCGTTAAGAACGCCAGGATTGCTTTCACTTGTACCAATGTCTCCACCGCCGATTGTACCGGCTTTATTCTGGTTCGAGAAGTCACCAGAGAAGCCGTTAGCAGTTGCACCAGTTGTCTCATCGACCAATGCTTCTTCACCGTCCATCGAC